GGCTGTAGCGAGGAACTGTTGTCTCACCCTCTGTTGTGCAGAAGTGGCGTCCCTTGTGGCCCTAGTGAGCCTCTGCTTGGACTGAGCATTCTGTTGGGAAGCCTTGGAAGCGTTCTGCTCAGACTTAGTGCCCCTGTCAGTGACTTGGACAAACTTCTCATATTCATTTACAGCCTGAGTGTAGTTCTGCGACTCATACTGAATGGCTACATTGAAAATGTCATTACTCACTGTGCATCACCTTTAGCCATAGTCTGTCCAATTCTTTTATCACTTCAATGTCTCGTGGGGTGAGGGGGGTGTCAGTGAGGTCTTTGTAGGCTCTTATTTCACTGTAGGTTAGTGGTATTCTATCTGATCGACTGTTGCTCAAGTCAACAAACACTTCCCACAAATGAGAAAGCAACTCAGGAAACTCTGGACCAATTAATGATGCAGGGGGTCTTCCGAGTTGCTTCTCCACTTGTTCTAAATGCTGTCTTATTGTAATCCCGTCTTTGTCAGGCTTGGAAAGTCCAAACGAATGTTCTGCAAAGGCTAGGAGGTCGTCAATCAGTTCTTCGTAAAAACCTCTGCTTCAGCTACGCCCTCAAACAACTGTTCAGCAATGAAGGGAGCAACCGAATAGATTTCCTTAGCTACATCTTCACTGAACTTGGGCTGTTTCTCTTTGTAGGTGAGGTTCCAACCAGCAGTGGTCTTTACCAAAAGGTCCAAAGTCTCTTGCTCAATCTCTTCAGCCGTAATAGTCTTACTGCCCTTCTTCTGAGAGGCTTGAATACGACGATTAGTTTGAGCGTGACGCACTTCCTTGTAGGCTTTACTATGTGGTAGATACATAGTGACAGTCATAGGTGTGTTGTCCTTATTAGTCAGAACTTCACCATCTACAGGGTTCTTAAGGACCACTTCAGTAGTGTCAGTGGTGGGAACGAAGTTAGCAATATCCATTTGTCGGGTCTTTCTTTTGTCATAGCACTTAGGCTATATTTCGGGTTTATCGTTTATGAGCTATAGAGCATATTTGTCGGGTTAGTATTTTAATTGGGGCCACCAACCACCCGACATAATCAATGGCCCCGTCCCTTTCGGGATTCTATTAAGCTGGTCGTGTAATAACCAAACTAGATTCTTCTACTGTGTCATACTGAGCAGTAAACTCAATCTCAACAAGTTTAGGGCCGGTATTACCTGACAGACCGTTATTGGCCGAAGTAAACTTCACTTTAGGCAGCAGCAGTGTCATAACATCACTACCAACACCAACCTGAAGTTCTAGGGCTGTATTAGTCTCATTGATGAAGCGGTTAATCAGGTTCTCATTCTCAAAGAAAGCAGTGAGGGAGCCTGTGATATTAGCCATGCCAGCAATAGGGGTCTTGGAAGCGTTGTCACCAATACAGTAGCGAGCCTCATACCCACGGTCAACATTCAGTTCAAATGCAGTGACACAGAACTCAGCCAATGTCCCACCAGTGTCAGAAATACGAAGGCCATTACCTGCATAGTGGTCAAAGGGTTGGTTGTTAGCTGAGGGCACCAATGTATCTGCAACAGTTGTGCCAGACAGGGGGGCCATGTCACGTCCCATAAGACCGAAGGTAACGGCAATAGGGCTGTTGTCACCAGCAGATGCACTGATACCCATTGTATTTACTGTAAGGCCACTATAAACTTGGAACTGCTCAATATCAAGAGAACCATGTTCCATAGTGAAATACTTAGGTGTAGTACCCACTTTGATTACGTTAGTGGCAAAGGTAGAGCGCATAGCAGATTCAATAAAAGGGTCAAACTCTGCCTTACGTAGGTCAGCAGCCATATCCCCGTTTACCATCTTATCCCCATGACGGATGTTACGGATTTGTTCATCGGGGTAGATGCCATTATCCTCAACAACACCTTTCTCAAGATTCACATTGAATGTGTTGATAGGAAGGGCGGTCATTGTTGGCAGTGTAGGTGTCACCCCATAATCAGCCTCTACAACGTAGGAGATGAGGGTTCTGGAATTTTGAGCAGTCGTCATTTTCTAATCCTTCAAGATTCAGTTCTTGTCATAAGCATACCACCCAACATTGATGGGCGTGATAAACCAAGGGGAGTCCTTAAAAGACCCAAGTTGTTCTGTAAATTCAATCCTTACCAACTGCCCATCAAATACGAGTTCATGTGTTCCAGCAGGGAAAGTTGCTAAGATCAGGTTACAGATGTCCTGATTCTCTTTAGGGCCTTTATTCTCAGGGGTATAGACCGACATAGAGAACAACCCTTGATAACGATTGAATGGGTTAGAGCCAACTTCAGAGGGTCTACGTGATGTTGGGAATAGGCTACAAGTGATGAAGGGTGTGCCTGTAGTAACTGTGTAGGAAGTGTTTTGGTAGTAGATTGTGGGGAGGTTGGCAGTGGTGGACAGCTTAACCTCTAAGGCAGACCTGATGTTATTATATACACTCATCGCTGTTTAGTCTCCTGTAGGGCTTGTCTCGCTATCCCTGTAAATTCCCTACGCACCATAGACATTACTGGAACATGCTTATCTTCAACAACCTGTGCATGGGGGGCAGAGTTACCAAACACGACACGACCACTCAGGTTAAGGCTTTCCACTTCAGCTTGCAGTCTTGCTACGTTTCTAGCCTTGGCAGAATTAACATCTGTGGATGGTCCCGGTCTTTGTCTTGGGCGGTCTTTAGAGGAAAACCCTTGGGGATCATTGAATCCAAAACTATCTACATAGGCAGCAGTATCTACAGGACTAAAGTTTACAGCCTTGGTTGCCATCTCAGCAAGAACCTTACGTTGGAACTGCTCTGCCAGTTGTCTGAAATTACCACTACGCTTAGAGAATGTTTTTACTTGGGGCACAGCGGTCTATTCCCTAACTTGGCATATATGACAAATTACAACACCACTAGCCATAATCTTACCTACAGAAACAATACTCACCCTGTCGCCAGTTCCCGTAATCTCATCATCAACTTCAGGACTAATCAGATCACCAGCAGAGTCCTTATTACCTAAAATAACTTTACGGTCCCCACGGATAACATTAGTCCCATCAATTTCACCAAGGTCATAAGAGGCCATATACCCAATAAAAGGGACATTCTCTGTTGTTGTCTCTGTGGTGCCTGTTGTGGGGTTGTAGGCAGAAAAAGACTTACTTACGAGGATGAGAGGTTCCCCGTAGAGGTTAACTAGCCTCTGTAAATCAATGGCCCTTATTGTCACGATACTGCCCTCTCGGATAGTTAAACTCACCCTTATATGTAGCAGGCGGTCTTTGTGGGTTGTTACGGGCTACGGCCATTTGCAAGAGGTTAATACCACCAGCACTTACACCTAAGCCTGTCCCCCACTTCATCCCCTTGGCACGTAGGTCTTGGGAGAGTGCCCTGTAATGCTCTTGGAGGTCTGAATAACGGACACGTAATGTACGGTCAACTTCAGAGGTGGCAAANCNAGCAAACTTAGCCTGTATACCCTCTGCAATCATAGACCCTGCAAAATAGATATTCTGTGCAGCTTGACCTAGTGCAAATACAATCTCTTCATTTTGAACTTGTTGGTCGGCAGTGTCGGTATCCCCCACAAGGAATCTGACTGAGTTGGTCCGCTCTTCAAGTGTATCAACACCAAGAACTTCGGGGTCATATGTCCACATGGGGGGTTCCTTTATAGGGCTTCAAATTTACCGTAGTGACGACGCCAAGAACGAATAAGGCCCATCTGTTTCTCACGGATTTGAGACTTCTTACACTTCTGTTTATTGAAGGCCGCTTCTGTTGTTGTGTTGGCCTTGACTTTAGCATTCAGTTTGTCTACAAGAGTGTGGAGTTCTTCCTTACTCATCATATCCAGACCATCACCCACCTTAGTCTCTACAGTCTTTTCTTCACTGTGGTGGAGGAAGTGCATATCCATAAAGCGTTTGATGGTTTCATACTTCAATCCGAGTTCCTGCCAAGGGAGATGGTCCCCACGTTTATACTTACGGCCAGAGAACTTCAGGTAGTCCATACCAGCAGGGGTTGCCCTCACGAATACTGGTTGGTCTGTTTGTAGGTCATATTGTCGGGTCATTATTTCTTACCTCTTGAGGAAGGGCAGGGACCGAAGCCCCCACCTTAGTTTTTATCAACCGATGATGGTGTTGAAGAATACACCCATTTCAGTGCCTACAACCTTCATGTCNTAAGCCATCACTGCATGGAGTTCTTCAGCAATACCTTCGATAGCCAGATATTCACCAGTGTAGCTACGAATTTCCACACCATACCCCGAAGAGTTGTCCAAAGTGGACCATGTGAAGTTGTAGCCAGCAGCAGGGACCATCAGGCCGGGAGCAGCAGGTGAGTAGTAGAGAGCAGCCTTCTTAGTGTTGATGAAAGCGTTGTTCTCATCCAGACCAGCTTTACCAGTGTTCTCAATCGCATCCGACACCAAGAAACGGCTAACCTCAAAGATTTCAGCCAGTTTAGCATCAGTCACCAGAGCCGTATCCGACACAGTAGCACCACCACTCAGGCGGGACAGGATGTCAGGGTGGTGAACCAGCGTATCGCGCACATCACGAGTGACAACCATCACGTTAGGACGGAAACCACCAGAGGCCAACTGAGCAGCACGTTTAGCTTCAGTTACGTCAATGATTGGGGTGGAGTTCTCGTAGTCATCCCACTGACGGACTTCACTACCGGGAGTAGGTGAACCAGAGACACCAGCGTATTCAGTGTCCCAAACACCATTGGTGAAGTAGGTGGAGGCCCAACGCTTTTCACGGTCAATCATCATCTGCATGGTCAGCATACGCGACTGAGCAGCACGAATGTCCAGAGCCGTATCTTCGTTGGCAAGAGTCTGGAAGTCAAAGTCGGTAGCCAGTGCCCGCACTTCAATAGCGTAGCTATCTGTGGACAGAGACATACCAACACGCTCAGGACGGGTGCGAGGGCCAAGAGGCTTCACATTGCCGGAACGGTTGAAGTCTTCACGGTTGTAGATGTAATACTTATCTGTCTGCTTTGACACAGGGACATTAGGGAACACTTGGTCCGCAATGAAGCCAGTGGTGGATTGCAGATAAGCAATGGTGAGGTTGGTAAGTGGCTGGTCGATATGGACCTGAGCCGGAGTCAACATAGGCATATTTTAATTCCTTATCCTATATGATTAAGCAGCAGCGTTGCCGCCCTTGAAGAAGTCAACCGTAATCAGTTGGCCTGCAACAGCAGCTTCAGCAGCCTTGCCTAGAACGATGTCAGCAGTGTCAGCAGCAACTACAACGCCATTAGCGCCAGCAGCAACTTCAGCACCAGCAGTGATTTCTCCACCAGCTTCTACGATGACACGACCAAATACAACAACAGTGGCAGCACCACCGCTTGCAGGGTCATTGATGATTACACCGTCAGCAGCTTCACCAGCACCCGTCAGGGTAACACCAGTAGCACCAGCAGTGACGAAACGAAATTGAGCCTCGGACAGGTCTGCACCTGCAACATAGGTCTCACGGATTTGAGCGCCTTGAGTCGCCATGATTAGTCTTCCTTCTTGTAGAATGTTTTGTTGATGAGGTCTTTACCCTCTTTGGTTTTAGAAACCTCTGTGAAAGCGGCTTCCTTGGTGATCTTCTTCTCTTCAGCAGTTGCCTTTACGAGAGCATCCAGCTTTGCTTTGGGGTCAGACATATCACCATCTGTATCGGTCTTACCGACTTCCTCAGTCATCTTACCAAACAGGGCATCAGCAGCTTTAAGGGCCTTCAGTTGGTCTTCCGAGAGGTCCAAGCCCATAAACGACTTAGCTACAGCCTCATCGAAATTAGGGAGGGTTTCTTTGGCCTTCTGAACCAACACAGCATCCTTCTTAGCCACTTCAGCAGCTTCCAGAGCCTTGAGGACAGGGGCAGGGATAGCAGACTTAGCAACCATCTCACCATCTACGTCAATCATTTCTTCAGGGGCTTTCTTCTCAACACCCTCAGCAGTGATTTTGTAGCCTTCATCCAGAAGGGCTTTACGCAGACGCTCATTCTCGTCTTTGATCTTCTTAGTTTCCATGTCGGTTTCGTATGCTTTCTTTGCTTCCTCTTCGGACATACCTTTGTCCATATAAGGCTTTAGCTTGGCCTTCATTTCTTCACTCATTGTGGATTCCTTTTCCTTCTCTACGTCACGGCATTTAATGATAGCAACTTTTGCTAATGGATCATCCCCAGCCATGACCAAAGAGACTTCATCCAATTCAAGATTATACAGTTCTGTTGTCATTACAGAGACCTTTTCAATGCACGTCCACCAATAGAGAAAGACGTTAACTCACCATCCTGAACCTTCTTAAGAGTGGCTTCACTGGCAACAACACCAATGATCCACCCCTCACGTTCAGTTTGGATTCCTAAAGCATCAGCCAGTTCCTTAGTGACGGGCAGAGAACCAACAATGTCCCCCTCCTTAGCACCTTGGTGGTTGACCTTTGCTGTCCTACTTTTAAGCATGAAATTCGTGGAGGCTTTAACCAGAGTGTCGGGACTTACCCACTCACCACTATGGTCCAGCATGTTCTCACCTTTTTCAGTGCTTACATATGCCCATCCCCAAATCACCTTAGCATCCATATCAGCTTTAAGGATTGGAGACACCATCTCTACGTCAGTGGTTTCTGACATTTATTCATTTCCTTGTTGGTTCATGTTTTGTTCTGCTTGCAATCTGGCTTGTTCCTCATCCCTACGTCTTTGTAGGATGATAGCGTCCTTGTCTGTGTCGTAAGGAAGCTTTGCCATTTCCATCAGTCGTCCAACAGTTTCGGGGTGTTCAACGATTGGAAGGTCTGCACCATTCAAGTTACGGATGAATGCACCAAGTTCTTTAAGATCATAAGGAGCAATGTCACCAGCTTTAAGCTTAGGCATCAGAGCAGGGTCTAGTCCGTTCAGTGCCCATAGAGGCTCGATAAGTTGCTTATTAAGGCCCTCGAACAATACATCTAAGTAGGACTCAAGGGAACGAAGGAAGAGGTCTGTTTTGGACTGTGAGAGAGCGTAAGAGCCATTAGCACCACCCCCCAACATCAACAACTCAGCCAACAAAGAACGGGCAATGTCATGTTGGTATCTACGAATAACAGGGTCTATATCAATATTACGACTTCCGTTAGACGTGATGAGTTCTAGGTCCATAAGGCGATTAGGTGTAGGCTTACCATCCTGATCTGTATATACATCAGAGGGGAGAAGCCCGTAGCCTTGTTCATTCAGCTTGAGGTCACGTAGGATAGTTTCAAACTGTGCGCGTAGGGACTTTTGACTGTCTGTAGCATCAGGAGAGAGATACTCAGCAGGAATGCGACCAATAGGAACACCATGCAATTCCCTTTCAATGGCTATCACTTCAATTTCTTGTAAACGCTTTAGATATGTGTAGGGAACATAAGCGTTACGGAGAATAGAACGTCCAGAAGGGTCATTATTAATGTTGGTGGTCTTGTAGTGAATAAGCTTATTGACGGGGATGGTGGAAGGCCCATCAGCAGTGAAACTTACGTCTTGCTTAACGCCAAGGAACTCACCACTCTTTGTATCAATGTCAAACTGATTGATAGTCCATTGGGCACGAGAAGCTATCTTCCTTACGCCCATACGTCCATCAGTGTACTTAGAATGTTTTTTCTTGTTTGTTGGATTACGTCCAGACCTACGCTTATACACCACTTCAAAAGAAGCAAAGCCATAAGTGAGGAACGACAAAGCCTCTGAAATATGGTCGTCAAAGGAGTGTTCCATATCAGCCAACACTTCTTCAACAAACTTGGCTTCAGCCTTAGCAGCATCAGAATCGTCAGCAGGCATCACTTTGTAACGATTATCCCGTAACACTTGCTCTACAGCATACATTACAGCGCCAATAGTGGAGTCATTNCTNCGCATCTCACGGTAGGTCTTAATAGCACGTTTGCCTTTAAGTTCCCGTAGAAATTCGTCCGCTTGAATCTCCCCATAACGAGTGTTGCGGCCCCCTTGGCCGAGTTCCATTTTTGCTTTTGGGTCTGAAAGGGGGGTCATGTTTTATACCTTAGTTGTTTTATTCGGGCCATGTAATCTGTGGCAGGGAAG